ACAGATGCAAAGGACAGACGCTCAATGCTAATGGCTCAAATAGCCGAAGCAGAAAGCGGTAGGGTTTAACTTAACTTAATAAAGGAAATATCATGGCATTTGCTAATAGTGCAATTACCGATATTATCGCTACCACCATTCAAAGCCGTAGCGGAGTATTGGCAGACAACTTGACGCAGAACAATGCAGTTCTTCAGCGTCTTAACTCAAAGGGCAATGTACGCCCATTCTCAGGTGGTAATGTAATCCTTGAGGAAATTATGTACAACGATCCTTCGACCAATAATGTTAATTCATACAGTGGTTACGAAGTATTGAACATCACCCCTGATAGCCCAATCTCTGCGGCACAGTTCAGCATTACTCAGTACGCTGACTCTGTAACAATGAGTGGTCTAGAAATGCTCCAAAACTCAAGCAAAGAGGCAATCATTGACCTGTTAGATGGTCGTATGCAAGTTTCTGAAGCCCGTCTTTTGAACCGCATTTCAAGTGACATCTATGGTGACGGTACAGGTAACGGTGGTAAGAACATTACTGGTTTAGCGGCCGCTGTTGCTGTTGCTAACACAACTGGTACATACGGTGGTATCAATCGTGCAAACTGGACATTTTGGCAAAACCAATCTTCGACAGGTGCAGATTCTTCTAGCTTGATTCAAGCCGCTATGACTTCAGCCGCAATCAAGTCCGTTCGTGGAACTGATAAGGTAGACCTCATCATCGCTGGTAACACCCTGTATCAACGCTATGTTGCATCCTTACAAGCTATCCAGCGTATTGCTGGTGTAGACGAAGGTGCGGCTGGTTTTGCTTCCTTGAAGTTCTACGGTGGTGGTATGTCTGCCGATGTTGTACTCGGTGGTGGTATTGGCGCACAAGAGAATCCGCTTTATATGTATCTCTTGAACACCAACTACATTTTCTTCCGCCCACACAAAGAGCGTAATTTCGTTCCTATCGGTGGCGAGCGTCAATCGATTAACCAAGATGCAATCGTGAAGCTGTATGGCTGGGCCGGTAATTTAACTTGCTCTAATGCTTCATTACAAGGCATCTTGTCAGGCACTTAATCCACTGATTAGAAAAGGAAAATTATCATGGCATATACAACTCTCCCCATCGCTGGCGTAGACTTGGATGGTGTTGCTTACACCAACTCAAACTCCGCTGGCACAGCAATTCCTACCATTGGGCCACTCGGTCTACAGACTTTTGCAAATAATGGCTTACGCTATGTATTCGCACAAGCTGGTGTAGCAATTGCCGCATCAACCGCTACTTGCGTAATCAACGCTTCCACATTCCAAGTTACCTTGGGTGCAGGTACATATGTGTCAGGTGCTTCTATGGCATCGGGCGATTATGGTTGGTTCAGTAAGGCTAGTGTTTAATAGCTTTTTGTAGTAAAAACGGGGGGGTTACCTTAATTGGTAGCCCCTTTTTTCCTTTTAACAACCTAATACCTTAGGAGAATTAAAAATGGCATTACCTTCAGATGAAAACAACGCAGACAGCCGTTTACAGGTTCGTTTCTACAAGCGACCCGTACAACAGGAACAAGAATCCCTAGAAGCTGGCAGACCAATATTTAAAGAGTTCGACTTTGTACACATCTGTGTAGCTGGCGATACCCTGACCGAGATCGATACTTATGCGCTACCTAGCCATAAGACCCGTTTTCCGATCCAGTGGGCTAACTACATGAACCGTGTGGGCGCAAACGAACCTGATATTGTCGGCACTCCCGTATCGGAATGGCCTATTGTTTCAAAAAGCCAAGCCGAGGAGTTAAGGGCATTGAAGTTCCACACTGTTGAAGCGATTGCACACGCATCTGACCTACAGTTACAGCGCATGGGTATGGCGGCAGGAATGTCACCTTATGCGTTCCGTGACAAGGCAAAGGCATTTTTAAATCTAGCTATCAATGCGGCAGAAACCGATAAGCGTGAAAGCGAAATCAATTCTTTGAAAGAAGAACTTGCCAAAAAGGACTTAGAAACTGCTAAAATAAAAGCAGAAACAGATGCGAAGCTGGCTCAAATGCAGGATCAGATGGCCGCTATACTTGCCGCTGTTGGTGAAAAGAAATCCCGTAAAAAAGCGGTAGCCACAGAGGAAGCCTAATATGTCATACACCATGCTCCAGTTAGTCCAGCAAGTCACCGCTGAACTAAACTTAGCCGTTCCTACCTATGTAGCAGGTAACACCAATCAGGATGTGCAACAAGTCCTAGCGTTGATGAACCGTGCTGGGTTTGACTTGGTTAAGGAGCATGATTGGCAAGCCTTGGAACTGGAGTACCGTTTTTACACCACAGCGATTACCACGACCTGCGACACCATCAACAATACCTACAACCTATTGAATGTAGGTAATGTCACGGGTCTAAATAACAATTACTCGGTAGTTGGTACAAATGTTCCACAAGATACCTATGTAGAAAGCGTAGCAGGGTCTACCGTAACTGTTAGCCAGCTTGCATCGGCTACCAGCGTAGGTGGAACTGTTACCTTCTCACAGACCAAATACGACTTACCCCCTGACTTTGAAACCATTACGGACAACACTCACTGGGACAAAACTAAGCATTGGCAAATGTTGGGGCCTGAAGATGCTCAACAATGGCAATGGCTTAAGTCGGGATATATCTCAACAGGCCCACGGATTCGCTGGCGTATTTTGGGTAGTCAGTTCCAAATTTGGCCACCCTACAACACACAAGAATATTTAGGTTTTGAGTACCGTTCTAAGGGCTGGGCTAGAAGTGCCACAGGCGCAGTCAAGAACAGCTTTACCGCTGACACAGACACCACCGTATTTGACGATACGGTCTTGGTCTTAGCGACAAAACTCAAGTATTTCCAAGTCAAGTCGTTTGATACGACCGCTTTAATGCAAGACTATATGCGATACCTTAGTATTGCCAAGGCTAACGACAAGGGTTCAGCTACCCTATCGTTTGCACCGTACCCAAGCAAGGTGCTTATTGGTTACGCCAATATTCCTGACACAGGCTACGGTAGCTAACTATGCCTGTTGCTAAGAAGTTTTCAGCTACTACGGCTTCTGTACCATCCCCTATTGGCGGGTGGAACGCTAGAGATTCTGTTGCCGAAATGAACCCGCTAGATGCGGTGGTTTTGGAAAACTTTTATCCTACCCCATCCCAAATTCAGTTAAGAAAAGGCTATACCCGATTTGCTACAGGCATATCAGGGCAAGTAGACACCTTAATGAACTACGCAGGGGGTAACACCCAAAAGCTGTTTGCTAGTGCTGGAAGCGTTATTTATGAGGTTACAGGCGGTGGTACGGCTACATCAGTCGTAACAAGTCTAGGAAGCGACCGTTGGGAGTTTGTCAATGCGTCTACCGCAGGGGGTAACTTCCTAACCGCAGTTAATGGAACGGATGCCGCCCTTATTTATGATGGTACGACTTGGGTTAAATACGCTAATATCAGCACCGCACAAACAATCAGCAACCTAACCTCATCAGGCACTACTTGTACGCTAGTAACTAGCACCGCACATGGTCTAGTAACAGGCAATCAGGTCACCATTACGGGTGCAAGCCCAGCCGCCTATAACGGCACTTTCAGAATTACCGTTACAAACAGCACGACCTTTACCTACACAGCACTTTCAGCACCAGCTACTAGCCCAGCAAGCCCATTGGGGTCATACACAGTCGCTAAATTCATTACTGGTGTTGATTCTGCTAACTTAGCCCATGTTAATTTACACAAAGAACGCCTGTATTTTGTAGAAAAAAATAAGTTACGCTTTTGGTATTTAGGTGCTAACTCCATTAGTGGTGCGGCAACCTCTTATGACCTTGGCGGTGTAGCCCGTATGGGTGGTTTTATTCAGGCGATGGGTACTTGGACACTAGACGCAGGTTACGGGGTAGACGATTACGCTGTATTTATTACTAATAACGGGGAAGCCATTGTTTATAAGGGTTCTGATCCATCTGACCCTACAGATTGGTCGCTAATTGGCGTATGGCAACTGGGTCAAGTCTTTACTAGACGCTGTTTCTTTAAGTTTGGCGGGGATTTGTTACTAATTACCCAAGACGGGATCGTACCTTTAGCGGGTGCATTACAGTCCTCTCGCTTAGACCCACGAATTAATATTACAGACAAGATTTATAACGCTGTAAGTGAAGCCGCAGACCTTTACAGCACCCAGTTTGGCTGGCAAATCCAGTATTTTGCTAAGTTTAATATGTTGATATTTAACATCCCCGTGATCGGTGGACAACAACAGTTTGTTATGCACAACATTACTAAGGCATGGGCTAACTTTACTGGGATTAATGCTACCTGCTTTGAGTCACATAACGAGGATATGTACTTTGGCGGTAACGGCTTTGTCGGTAAGTTCTATGATGGCTTATCGGACAACGACACCAATATCAAGGCTACTTGCCAACAAGCATATAGCTATTTTGACGCTAGGGGGCAGTTAAAACGCTTCACAATGGTACGCCCTATCCTATTTGTAGATAACGGCACACCGACCGTTCTATGCGGTATAAACACCGATTTTGAAACCCAAAGTTCACTAGGACAGATCAGCTATAACCCCGCCTTAATTAGTGTAGGCGTTTGGGATACTAGCCTTTGGGATGATGTGGAATGGGGTGGTGGTAATACCATTTCTAAGAATTGGCAGGGCGTGACAGGTATAGGCTATGCGGCAGGAATTAGCATTAATATTGCATCGCAAGATATTGATGTGCGCTGGGCTAGTACCGATTATGTAATGGAAAAAGGTGGAGTCTTATAGGTGTTATGTGTTGATAAGACAATTGTAGGGCCTTGGATTGCTAGGCATTGCAACATGGTTTTTACGCCTGATAATTCAACAACGATAGGCTGGATTAAGGATGGTGAAGTATGTGCGGGGGTATGGTACGAGGATTACAACAAGGTATCCGTAATGTGCCACATAGCCATAACACGGCAAATGACCCCCGAATATTTGAATATCATTTTTGACTATCCTTTTGTACAATTAGGGGTAAATAAGATAGTAGTACCCGTATTAGAGGCTAACGAAGAATCAATACGGTTTGTAAAGAATTTGGGTTTTGAGGAAAACGCTCGACTACTCGACATTTCCCCTGACGGTGATATGCTGTTTTTTGTAATGACAAAAGACAAATGTAGATTTTTAGGAGAGAAATATGGGAAAAGGCGGGGGAAGTGCGCCACCACCACCTGATTATGCAGGGGCGGCAAGAGAAACAGCGGCAGGTAACTTAGAGGCGGCACGGGCTAATATTGCGGCTAATCGTGTAAATCAATACACGCCTTACGGTTCGCTTGAGTACGAAGTTTCGGGGGAAGATAAGTTTGGCAATCCAATGTGGAAAGCTACACAATCCCTTGCTCCTGCCCAACAACAGCTTTTAGATTACCAAAACAAAGCTAGTCTAGGGCTTGGCGAACTTACTGGTAAAGGTTTGGGTTATGTCAGCAATATGCTTGATAACCCCTTTGATACAAGCCAGTTACCAAGCACAGGGTTCAATCCTAGTCAGACCTACCAAGAAGCCTATATGCAACGCCTTGCCCCACAGATTCAACAAGGGCGGGAAAAATTAGAACAGCAGTTAGCAAACCAAGGTATTCAACTAGGTTCTGAGGCGTATGACCGAGCAATGCGTAACCAAGCCCAGCGTGAGAATGACCTTCTTTTAGGTGCTACAACGCAAGGGTTTGGTGTTGGTCAGCAAGCCCGACAGTCTGCCTTACAAGAGCAAGCCTACCTTAGAAATGAACCATTAAACACTTTATCTGCGGTTCGTACAGGCGCACAAGTTCAAGGGCCAACCTTTGTAAACCCTGCTATGCAAGCAAACACCGCTGGTGCTGATATTTTGGGTGCTACACAGATGGGCTACAACGCTAATCTAGCCGCATCCAATGCTCAAAATGCCGCAAACAACGCAATGACCCAAGGTTTATTTAGCCTAGGCAGTGCGGCACTAATGTCTGATATTCGTACCAAAGAAAATATTAAGGCAATTGGCTGGCTACCTAATGGTTTACCTGTATATGAATACGAGTACAAAACTGAGTTTAAGGATCACCCATTAGCAGGTCATGGAACGCACACAGGCGTGATGGCGCAAGAAGTAGAGGTAATGTATCCGAATGCTGTAATAACCTTACATGACGGCTACAAAGCCGTAGATTACGGAAAACTATGAATCCTTACATCCTACCAACACTTCCGATGCAAGATGTTAGCGGTCTACAACCTGTATATCAAAACTTTGGGCAACAACAAGCTAACCAACAGGCGGCATTAGCCCAGCAGAACCAGTTAGCAAACCAAGCAGGGCAAAGCCAAGGCGGTGGTATGAACCCATTAGCTATGGCGGCAATGTTGCGTAAAAAAGACCCAAATGAGCAGAGTTTAGGAAGCAAACTAGGTACTTACGCTAAATCTATTCCAGCAATCATGGAGTACGGTGCAGAAAATGTTTACGGTGGATTTGGTCAAGGTCAAGTTCCAACTGAAGTAAATTTTGATGCTGATATAACAAGCAATGTTTCCAATCAAAATGCTATGCCTTTTGATACAAGATTAAAAAGACCTAGATATGATTTAGAAACTTCATTTGGTTACGGTGTGGATAATCAATTCTAGGAATAATTATGGCTGATATTGGAACTCTATCCCCTGAACAAATGTTGCAACAGCAACAGATTTTGCGTCAGCAAAAGATGGCTGAAATGCTTATGCAACAAGGTATGCAACAACCCCAAAGCCAAATGGTTGGCGGGCGTTATGTAGCCCCATCCTTGACACAAAATTTAGCACAGTTAGCTAATGTTTATATGGGTCAAAGAGGTATTGAAAAAGCTAATCAAGCCCAAATAGATTTAGCAAAAGCTATTCGTCAAGGTGAAACAGAAGCGTTTGCCGACTTCATGAGTCTTAAACAAGGTAGACCCGCTGTTGTTGAAAATACTGAGATGGCTGGGCCATTCACAGGCGATGTTCCTAAACCTATGCTTTCTAGAGAAATTGCACCAGCAGTACCGCCAAATCTACAAGCCGCATACGCCAATCTTTTTGCTAATCCAAAAGCATCAAAAGCTATGCGTGACATGGCATTAGGTAAATTAACTGCTGAAGCTGAAGGAATTACTTTGCCTGAAGGCTCTACTCGTATTGAAAAACAACCTGATGGAACTTATAAAGTAGTAGCGTCAGGTGCTGATAAAACAAGCCCTGAATACAAAAATTATTTACTAGCTTCAAAAGACCCTATAAATCCATTTAAAGGTAGTTTTGTAGACTATCAAACAATGTTAAAAAGGGCAGGTGCAACCAGCATTAATATGCCATCGGGCGAAGAAAGAAAAGCAGGGTTTATGTCTAACATTTTGGACAGAAACTTATTGCAGATGCAAATTGCTCTTGGCATTGATCCTACTGCGGTTAAACCAAATGTACCAGCAAGCATAGTAGAAGCTATTACTGGGCCTAATTTACTTTCAAGAGGAATGAAGCCAGCACAGCGTCAAATTGTTGAAGATTCTCAGCTTGATGTGTTGGATGCGGCTTTAACATTGCGTACAGGTGCGGCATACACAAGAGAACAGTTAAACGCTATGCGTGAAACTTATTTCCCTGTTTTACTTGATAAACCACCCGCTGTAGCGGCTAAAAGACAACGCTTAGAGTCATTGTTAGAAGGTGCTTATATTGCGGCAGGTCGAGCAGTTCCACCAAGAGTATCAGCACCCCCACCACCAGCACCACCTACGGCAAGAGAACAATTAAATATTCCTAAAGTTAATGTTCCTGCTATTACTGCGCCAAAATTTTTAGGATTTGAACCTGCACCTACAGGACAACGATAATGCCAATAGCACGATTTGAAATGCCTGATGGTCGTATTGCTAGGTTTGAGGTAGCAGAAGGCACTACGCCTGACCAAGCGCAAGCCATGATTGCAGAACAAATGGCAACTACAGCATCGCCAATGTCTTTTGGTGAAACTGCTGGTGGTGCGGCAACTGGCAGACCAATTAATCGTGGTCAACGAAACATTCAAGAAACCCCAAGACCGTTAGAGTCGTTTGCGGCAGGTGTTACCAAGTCTGCTATTGACCCCCTATTAGGTGGGGCGCAGATGGTTACAGGTGGGCGTAGGGGCGTTAGTGATGCCGTAAAGCGTCTAGCCGAAGAAGCTGAAGTATATTCAGAAGCAAACCCAGCATCCTACGGTACAGGGCGTGTAGGTGGAGTCGTATTGCCAGCAGTCGGTATGAGCAGAGCAATAGGCATGATTCCTAGCTTTTCTAGAGTTAACCCATATGTATCTAGTGCGGCTATTGGTAGCGGTACGGGTGCTGTGTCGGGTGCTTTACAGCCTGTAGAAACTGGCGAAACTGGTATGCCAATGTACGAAGAAATGGGTAGAAATGCCCGTACAGGCGCAATGATAGGCGCACCTGTTGGGGCTGTAGCACCTCTTGTAGGCAGGGCTGTAGATTACATTGGTAAAACAGGTAAAGCACTTTTAGAACCCCTTACAGAATCAGGACAAGAAAAGATACTAGGGCGGTTTTTAAGACAAGCCGCAGGTGGTGAAGAAGCCAAGGCTATGCGTAACCTTAGAAATCCCCAACAATTTGTTGCTGGTTCTCAACCTACTGCCGCACAAGCCGCAGGAGTCCCAAGTTTAGCGGCTTTAGAGCGTACAGCTATGGCTACTAGCCCTGTGGCTAGTAATTTAATGGCGCAAAGACAATTACAAAACGCACAAGCACAAGCAGATGCTCTAAGAAATATTGCACCTGCTACAAGAACCTCTAAGTATGTAGACTTTAGAGAAAAAATAGCTGACGATTTGTATAAAGATGCGTTAAAACCACCAAGTTTAGGTAAATTAGACGATGAAACAGCTAAAGAAATTGCTGATTTAACAAAACGACCTGCTATTCAAGAAGCTATGGAAGCCGCTAAAACTAATGCGGCTAATAAAGGAATAAATATTGCTGACCCTGCTGGATCAATGCGTGGTTTGCATGAAACCAAAATGGCTCTAGACAGACAAATTACCGCAGTTAAAGGCAGGTTAGATCGTGACCAAGCTGGTTCAACTAGCGCAGAATTAGATGCTCTTAAAACCGCTAAAACTGACCTTTTAAAATTTATAGAAAGCGACAAAATAAGTCCTACTTATAAGGTTGCTAGGTTAAATTTTGAACGGTTATCTAAACCTATTGACCAGCTTGAGGACATTGCAAAACTAGCGGATAAATCCATTTCAGCCGAAACTGAAAAAATTTATATATCGCAATTTTCTAAAGGTCTAAAAGAACTTAAAAAATCAGGCGTTTTATCTGACCGCCAAATAACACGGTTAGAAAATATACAAAAAGACTTGGCTAGAACTAAGTTTGCTGACACCGCTGGTAAAGGTGTTGGTTCTGATACGGTTCAAAAGCTGGCTTACAGCAACCTAATGAATCAAACTGGCTTGCCAATATCTGCTACTAATAGAATAGGTAAGTTTGTTTACGGTGATGTTAACGAACAGCTTAAAGATAAACTAGCCGAAACAATGCTTTCCCCACAAGAAACATTACGATTAATGCGGTTAGGAAAACAGCAAAAACCTAGCGCAGATGAAAAAACACGCAACGATTTGGCTAGACTTTTAACTATTCAAGGCATTCAGAGAACGGGTCAAGCAATGAACGGAGAAGAACAATGAGTAGAAACGGATCGGGAGTCTATACACTTCCAGCGGGCAATCCAGTCGTAACTGGAACAGTTATATCGACCTCATGGGCTAATAACACTATGAACGATTTGGCTTCTGCTATGACCGATTCGGTTGCGGCAGATGGTCAGACCCCAATGACAGGGCCACTAAACCTTAACAGCAACAAAGTAACCAACCTAGCAAACGCTACCCTAACGGGTGATGCGGTTAACTTTGGGCAATTTAGTACCCCAACATTTACTGGTGCAGTTACCTGTAGTTCTACTCTATCGGTTGCTGGTGATACCACAATGGCGGGTAATTTAGCGGTCAATAGCACAGGTCAAATTAAATTACCTAACGGCTCAACCGCCCAAAGGTCTGCTACACCAGCCGTAGGTTCAATACGCTACAACACCACCCTACAGCAATTTGAGGGCTATTCAACTTATAGTGGTCAGACAATTAGTTCTATTACTCGTGTTACAACCACCGCTACCCTAACAACCGCATCGGCACATAACCTGACTACAGGCACATTTGTCACAGTTAGCGGTGCTGTTCCTGTTGAATATAATGGTACTTTTAGCATTACTGTAGTAGATGCCACTAGCTTTACTTACACCATGCTTTCTACCCCATCGGGTTCAGCATCAACTGTAGGCTCGTATTTAGTGGGAAAATGGTCACAAATTGGCGGTGGAGCAACAGGTAATGGCGGTGACCAAATATTTGTGGAAAATAGCCAAGTCGTAACGGCTTCGTATCAAATTCCTACGGGAAAGAACGCATCGACTGTTTCACCCATTACAATCAATGGTGGCGTAGTAGTAACTGTTCCTAGCGGTAGTCGCTGGGTCGTTTTATAAGGAAAATATATGTCTATTGTCTTATTAGGCTCAACTAGCGGAAGCTGTACGCTACAGGAACAAGCGGTAGCAGGTACTACTGTATTAACTTTGCCAACTACTAGCGGTACTGTTGCTTTAACTTCTAATATTACAACACCAAAAGTCATAAATGTTGAAACAGTCACAAATAGCACTAGAGCTTCACTTTCTCTTACAGTTTCACCTGTAACACTAACTACTTTTACTTATAACAAACAATCAGCGTCAAGTTCTTTAATATTTATAGTAATGATTCCGCTTTATGGTAACTACTCTAGTGCGTGTGCGTGTGATTTAACTTATGGAACATCATCTGCTTTTGGTTCTCTAGCATTTACTTATACTGGACAAGCAGGCCCATTTCCAATGATGGGTCAGGCAACGCTAACGGGTTATACAACAACAGGAAGCCAAACGCTTACTGCTAGATATTATTCCGCAAGCACTAGTGCCGCCCCTGCAAGCATCGTAAACCCAAACGCAACTGATGACGGTAGAAATATCCAGCAAGTGTCTACTGTTACTGTAATTGAATATTCATAAGGATTTAATCATGGCACTATTTGATAATGTAATTTCTACATACGATGGGTTTTCGGGCTATCAAGGTAACCCACCTACCACAGAACAAGAATACGCTTCTGTTAACTGGTTCAATGATTGGCAAAAGCCATCTTGGGAAGAAGTGCAAGTAAAAATTACTGAACTTAGTGTTCAGGTTAATCGTGCCGCAGAATACCCACCCATCACCGATTACATTGATGGTGTAGTAAAGGGCGACCAAGCACAGATTGATAAATATATTGCTGACTGCTTGGCGGTCAAGGCTAAGTATCCTAAAGGAGTCGCATAATGGCTGTCACATTAAACGCATCTACATCTAGCGGTTTAGTACAGACCGCAGATACAACTGGAATAATTACGCTACAAAACAACGGCACAAACGCTGTAACTGTTGATAGCGGTAATCTTCAATTTAACTCAGGCTATGGCTCAGTCGCTACAGCATACGGCTGTCGTGCATGGGTAAACTTTAATGGTACTGGTACTGTAGCTATTCGTGGTAGCGGCAATGTGTCAAGCATTACGGATAGAGGAACTGGAGAATATACAATTAATTTTACTACTGCTATGCCTGATGCAAATTATTGTGGAGTTGCTTCTGCAACAGTAGGCGGGGCAAGTAATAGCAACAGAGATTCGGCTGTTGGCCCTGCTAATACTTCATCTGCCTACTGCAATTCATGGGTTGCAGATAGCGGTTCTTTTATTGATGTAGATGTAATTTGTGCAACTATTTTCCGTTAATCAAAAGGACTAATTATGAATCAACGAATTATTTATCCTACTGATAATGGCGGTGTTGCTGTTATTATCCCAGCCGATTGCGGTTTAACTATTGAAGAAATTGCCGCTAAAGATGTACCGCAAGGCAAACCATACAAAATTGTGGATGTTGCCGACATTCCTACAGACCGCACATTCCGTAACGCATGGGAGTACCAAGAATGATTACGATTAACTTTGACAAAGCCAAAGCAATTACTAAAGACCGCTTACGCATGGAAAGAGCACCATTATTATCTGCTCAAGATGTGCTGTATATGCGTGCTACCGAAGCAAATCAAGATACAACTGCAATCGTAGCGGAAAAACAACGGCTAAGAGATATTACCCAACTAGCTGACCAAGCAACTACGCTAGACCAACTAAAAGCATTGAAAATAGAGGTTTAATTATGCCATTAACTATATCGGGCGATACACCAAACTTTAGTGCCGCAACAATAACTGCTTTAACCAGCACTACTGGAACTGTTACTACATTAAACGCACCTAGCGGAGTTCTTGCAACACAAAACGGCATGACTGGTATTGCTAAAGCGTGGGTAAACTTTAATGGTACAGGTACGGTTGCTATTCTTGGCTCTTTTAATGTAAGTTCCATTACCGATAACGGTACTGGCGATTACACAGTTAATTTTACAACTGCAATGCCGAACGCTAACTATGCTGTTTCAGGTACAAATGCTTTTTCATCATCAAACAGTTCTGTTTACGCAATAAAACCTAGAAGTAATACTGATTTAACAACAACGAGCGTAAGAATTTTATCAACTTTTGCTAGTGGTGGAACGACAGATGTTTGGGATGCAAATATTGTTACAGTTACTGTTCACAGTTCATAAGGATAAATCATGGCACAAGTAATTATTTACACAAATGAAAATGGCGGTGTATCCGTCTGCGTTCCTACTGGCGAATTGCCTATTGAACAAGTGTTAACAAAAGACTGCCCTGCTGGTGCAATTATTGTTGATAGCAATACATTGCCTAACAACGATTTTTTTAATGCATGGGAACTTAATGACACGACTGTAACAGTCAATTTTGACAAAGCCAAAGCTATCACTAAAGACCGCCTAAGAGCAGAACGCACTCCGCTATTACAAGCACAAGATGTAGCGTTTCAACGAGCATTAGAAAGCGGTGCTGATACATCTGCAATTGTGGCTGAAAAGCAAAGACTACGGGATGTAACCCAATTAGCTGATTCCGCTACTACATTAGATGAACTTAAAGCCATTACGGTATGAACATGAGTTTTGAGATTGATCCCGTTAAATACGGTGTCCTTTGGCAGAAGGTAGAGAACTATGAAGCCAAGTTCGATGAAATGTCTAAAAAAATCGACAAGATGGAAGCTTCTGTTGAAGAACTGGTCGCAATGGCTAATCGTTCTAGGGGCGGTTTTTGGGTCGGTATGGGGTTTGTATCAGCTTTTAGTTCACTCGTGGGTTTTATCGCACATTGGC